GTTTTAATCAACTAATAAATGATTTACCAAATTCTATAATACATTTAACATTAAGTAGGGATTTTAATCAATCAATAGATTGTTTACCAAACTCAATAAAACATTTAACATTAAATGGGGATTTTAATCAATCAATAAATTGTTTACCAAACTCAATAAAACATTTAACATTAAATGGGGATTTTAATCAATCAATAAATTGTTTACCAAACTCAATAATATATTTAAAATTAGGTATTTGTTTTAATCAACCAATAAATGATTTACCAAATTCTATAACACATTTAGAATTTTATGAATATTCTGATTTTAATCAATCAATAGATTGTTTACCAAACTTAATAACATATTTAAAATTAGGTAATTATTTTAACCAACCAATAAATAATTTACCAAATTCAATAACACATTTAACATTAGGTTATTATTTTAACCAACCAATAAATAATTTACCTTTATTATTAAAAGAAATTCAAATAAATAAAAATAATAAAAATATTAATAAAATAAAAGTTAGATATCCGAAATGTAAAATAGTAGAATATCTGCAATACATTTAATATTAGATGTAAATTTTAATCAATCAATAAATTATTTACCAAATTTTATAACACATTTAACATTAGATTATTATTTTATCCAACCAATAAATAATTTACCTTTATTATTAAAAAAAATTTAAATAAAAATAATAAAAATATTAATAAAATAAGAGTTAAATATCTAAAATGTAAAATATTAGAATATCAGCAATAAAAAAAATGAAATAAATTTATAAAGTATACATTTATTTATATAAAATGGTTATATTAAGTATAATAATTTAATATATTTTAGTACAAAAATTATATTGAATTACTCTATTTGTTTATATTATTTTACTTTATATTATTTATTCATTCATTATTTAAATAACGTATAAAAATATTGAATAAATAATATAAAATAAAAATATCAAATAAATAATATAAAATAAAAATAAATAATATAAACAAATATAAAAAATGGATATAAAACAGTCTATAATAGAAGTATATACAGATGGTTCATTAATAAAAAAAAATGGGAAAATATATTGTGGTTATGGTATATATTTTCCTAATAATGAATATAAAAAAATATCAAGAAAGTTTAAACATGAACCAATAACTAATAATAGAGCTGAACTATATGCTATATTAAAAACATTAGTTATTTGCAATATAATTAATAAAAAAAGAATAGAAAATAATTCACAAGAAATAAAACAAATTAATATTTATTCAGATTCAGAATATTCTATTAAAACTTTTAATGATTGGCTTCCTAAATGGAAAATAACAAAAAAAAAATATTTAAATTCAGATATTATTGATCAAATAGATAATTTTATTAATCAATCATTATTTAAAATAAAATTTATTCATGTAAGAGCACATAGTAAAAATAATGATATACATTCTTTATCAAATAATATTGTTGATGAACTTGCTAAAAAAGGAGCTTTAAGAAAAAAATAAATTATGACCAATAAATAATGAATGATGATATACTTAATGTGACACATGCTAAAATTAATGCAATTAATAAATGTGTATAATTTGTTATACCAATCATCATTTCTCCACTTACTCCTGCAATTACTGAACCAATTATAATAGATGTTAATATCCATGCAGAAAAAATAGATTTTGTTGCAGTATCAAAATTTCCATTATCTTTTGCACATTCAATACAACTATAACATAATGATAATAAACATGATAATCCAACATAAATAGGAGCTGCATAATATGACATTAATTTCTTTTATATAATATAATGAATATATTTATTTTATAATAATTTTATATTTTGAATAAAAATTGATTAAAATATTTAATTATTAATATTTTAATAATAATAAATGGGTATTAAAAATTATCTTAAATTTATATCTCTTGAAAATAATAATTTTGGATTAAATAATTATGATTATGTTTATGTAGATTGTAATTATTTAATTCATTATTTAATTTATAAATGTAATAGTGATGAAGATTTATATCTTAAAATTTTAAATTATTGGAATTATTTAAGTTCTAATATTAAAATAGTAAAAAAATTATTTTTATTTTTTGATGGAAATTATGATAAAACTTTATTATCTAATCCAAAATATCAAACTCTGTTAATAAGAAAAAAATCTAAACCAATATCTGATGATTATGATAAACAATCTATATTTCCTGGTTCTAAAATAATTAAAATATTTGAAAAATTTATAAAAAAAATAATTAAAAAATATAAAAAAAAAAATAAATTAAATTTTAAAATTATTATTAATAATGATGATATTTGTGGAGAAGCAGATATTAAAATTTTAAATGAAATTTATAATTCAAATCAAAATAATATTTTAATTTGTTCTAAAGATTCTGATATGATATTAATTTCACAATCACTTACAATTAATAAATTAATAAAAATTACTATATTGTCAAATTTAAGACCAATAAAATTTATAAATATTAACAGATTTATAAATTACAATTTAGATTATGTGCTTATTGTATTATTTCTTGGAAATGATTATTTACCTAAAATTTCAAATGTTAATTATAATTTATTAATAAAATCTTATGAATTATATATTAAATTTAATGAAAAAATAATTTTAAATAATAAAATAAATTATAATAATTTAATAAATTACATAACTTATGTAATAATTAAATCAAACAGAAAAATTAAATTTAAATTTGAAAATATAAATTATAAGAAATTTAAAATTTATTTTAATAATATTAATTGGTGTTTAAGTTATTATAAAGTTATTACAAATAATAATATATATATACAAGAAATTATAAATACAAATAAAAAAATAAATAATACAATAAATATTTATAATTTTATTAATTGTTTATTATAATATTTATTTTATAAAAATTTTTTTTTATAAGAAATTTAATAATATTTATTATTATATAAGCAATATAATAAATGTCTATTAATAAAAATAAAATTTACTTAACTAATCTTTTTATAATTGATTGGGATGATACTTTATTTCCAACTTCATGGATTAATAAAAATAATATAAATTTAAATGAACAAAATACATTATTAGAATACAAATTATATTTTTTAGAATTAGATAAAACAATAAGTTCATTATTAGAATATTTAAATAAAATTGGAGATATTTTTATTGTAACAAATGCAAGCATTGTTTGGATTAAATCTTGTTTAATAAATTTAAATTTAACAACAAATACAATAATTAAAAATAAAATTAGAATTGTTTCTGCAAGAGATTCATATTCTCAAATTAATAATTCTCCTACTGAATGGAAAATATTAACTTTTCAAGATATTATTGAAGATATTATAAATAAAATAAATAAAAATATTAAACCAATTACAATTATTAATATAATATCTATAGGTGATGCAATGTATGAATATATAGCATTAATAAATTTAGATAATTTTATAAAATCTTATATTGAAAACAAAAAAATTACTAACAATAAAAAATTTAATTATTTACTAAAAAATATAAAATTTATTGAAAAACCAGATTTTGATTTTATTATTGATCAAATGCAAGTTTTACACAAAAATGTAAATGAAATTATTAATAAACTTGAATTTATTGATTTAAAATTTAAAATATAGTTAATTTTTTATATTGTTATAATATACCCAAGATTTTTATAAACTTTATTTAAAAAAAAAATTAGAAACATCTTAACTATGGGTTATTAAGATACAACTAATTATATATCTATTTTTTAAAAATTTAAAGGTGTAGATTATAAAAATAATAAAATTAAATCATTTATTAAATATATTAATAAAAATAATTTTAATATTAATAATTTAATATTAGTATTTATTTTTTAATGCACTTTATATAATATAAGATTTTTAATATACTTAATTTATTATTAGTCTTTAAATGTACTTATTAATATAAATATAATAAATTGTCTTATATATTGTTCTTAATTCACATATATTATAAAAAAATTGATTAATTATATTATTGGTACATTTAATATTTTACATATAAAATAAATATAAAATAAATATGAAATTAGAAAATAATTTAAAATTAAATCAAGAATTAAATCAAGAATTAAATCAAGAATTAAATCACCCGTGGTTTCTTTATCCGCGAGGTTTTATGAGTGAATATTATAATTATTCATTATATAGATCAGAATCAATAAGATTACTTAATTTTATAAATAATTTAAATAATCAGATAGAAATAAATATTTTTAATGAATATAAAACATTAGTATCTATAATTTTAGGTTCTACAATTGAAGATTCTTTAATTAAATTACAAACAAATAAATCTAATTATTTTCAATATAGACAATTATTTCCAAATTATATAAATAATTTTATAAATAATATTAGTGGAAAGAAAAATATTCAAATAATAATAATAAGTCCAGATGATTTTTTATCATTTGATAATTATATTCCATTATTTATTAAATTTACTTATTATGATTTTGTTAAAAAAAATAAATATGAATATGAACACGTTATTGATAATTTAATAATAAAAATAAATATATTTAATTGTCCAATGCCTTCATTTGATAATAGAAATGATTATATTAAAAATCAAAATACTTTTCTTAATAATAATTTGTCTCAGATTTTTAATATAAAAAATTATTTTCAAAGTCCTATAGATATTATTTTTATTAATGATATATATAATAAATTGGAAAAATTATTTAGTTTTAATAATAATAATGAATTTATAATAGTTGTAAATTCATGGGTTAGTTTTAAAAATTTATGTGGAATTTCAGAAAATTTTAATATGTTTCCACAAATGTTATCATTATCAACAAAATATAATATTATAGCAACTGAATGGAATTTTATAGATGATATTTTTAGTTGCAAAATTATATCTAATTTTAAATATAACAATAAATATTATCAATATAAATATATTTATTATATTGATAAAGATAATGAACAAATATCTAAAGAATCTTTAAAAAACAATTTAAATTTAATTAAAAATAATGAAATTTATATTATTGGATTTAATTATCCTAATTTACTTGAAAGAGTAATAAATTAGTTTTTATATATAATTTACTACAACAAAATTGTTAGATTAATATATTTATATAAAAATGTTATATCAAGTAGCAAACAATATAATAATATTTAATTAAGATTTTAATAAATATTAAAAAATATAAAAATTTAATTAACTAAAAAATAATTTGACAAATTTAATAATATATTTAACATTTGGTTATTATTTTAATTAAATAATAGATTATTTACTAAACTTAATAACACATTTAATATTGAATATTTTAATAAACTAATAAATGATTTATTAAACTCAATTAGAAGTTTAATATTAAGTGAAAAATTTACCAAATTCATTAACATATTTAATATTAAATGAATTATCTATTTTTAATCAACTAATAAATAATTTACCAAATTTATTAACACATTTAATATTAAATGAATTATCTATTTTTAATCAACCAATAAATAATTTATCAAACTTAATAATATATTTTAAATTAGGTAGTTATTTTAACTAACTAATAAATAATTTACCTCTATTATTAAAAGAAATTCAAATAAATAGAAATAATAAAAATATTAATAAAATAAGAGTTAAGTATCTAGAATGTAAAATAGTAGAATATTAGCAATAATAAAAATTGAAATAAATTTATAAAATATATACTTATTAATATTAAAATGTCATATAAAGTAGTAAATAATATAATATTTTTTGATTCAGATTTTAATAAAATATTAGATAATGAAATAATTCAAATAATAAAATTATGCAACACAATATATTTTAATAATTATAATAATATTGAAACATGTATAAAAACAGAAAATAATTATAATTTTAATTATAATTATAATAAATATTGGAAAAGTTCTAAATTTAATCAACCAATAAATAATTTACCAAATTCAATAATATATTTAACATTAGGTAGAAATTTTAATCAACCAATAAATAATTTACCAAATTCTATAATATATTTGACATTGGGTGAAAATTTTAATCAACCAATAAATTGTTTACCAAATTCAATAACACATTTAATATTAAATGAATTTTCTAATTTTAATCAACAAATAAATAATTTACCATATTCTATAACACATTTGACATTAGGTGAAAAATTTAATAAATCAATAAATAGTTTACCAAACTCAATAACACATTTAATATTAGGTAAAAGTTTTAATCAACTAATAAATGATTTACCAAACTCAATAACAAATTTAACATTAGGTGAAGATTTTAATCAACCAATAAATAATTTACCAAACTCAATAATATATTTAAGATTAGATTATTATTTTAATCAACCAATAAATAATTTACCAAACTCAATAACACATTTAATATTAAATAAATTTTCTAAATTTAATCAACCAATAAATAATTTACCAAATTCATTAATATATTTAACATTAGGTGATTGTTTTAATCAATCAATAAAAAATTTACCAAATTTAATAACACATTTAACATTAGGTCATTGTTTTAATCAACCAATAAATAATTTACCAAATTCATTAACAGACTTAACATTAGGTTATAGTTTTAATCAATTAATATATTGTTTACCAAATTCAATAATAAATTTAAAATTAGGTTCTAAATTTAATCAACTAATAAATAATTTACCAAACTCAATAATAAATTTAACATTAGGTTATGGTCTT